TTGATGAATATTCTGATCATGGTGGTGGATCCACTCTGGAAGATTATCCTGAGATTAAACATTCCGAATATTATTTTGATACAGAAAGAAACAAATGACAAAAGTATTTACAGACGTGGCAGTATTCTTAAAGGCATGTGGTCAAGAGTATCCATCAGTTCCACAATCAGATGTTTCTGATCTGGCACAGTTATACAAGAAATTGATTGACGAAGAATATGAAGAGTTTCTCGAAGCATATTATGCCAATGATGATGCTGAGCAACTTGATGCATGTTTCGACATGATTTGGGTCATTGTTGGATATATGAAGTCTCGAGGGTGGGACTGCGAAGCTGCATGGGACGAGGGTGCTTATTCTAATCTTGCAAAGATTGACAAGGTTACAGGAAAGGTTATTCGTCGCGAAGATGGTAAGATCCTTAAGCCAGAGGGTTGGAAGACACCTAACTTTAAGAAATTTACTGCTTGACATTTAATCAAAAACAGAGTATAATTATACTATGACTGATATTACACTTTACTTAGATATGGATGGAGTTCTTGCGGACTTTATGAAAGCGTATACCAAATACGACCCACACAAAGAAGATCGCAAGAAATTTCGTGACTCTGTTATGAGCTACAAAATTTTTGAAGATTTGGATTTTATGTCAGATACTCAAGAATTGCTGAACCACGTAAGTAAATTGCGTGGTGTTGATGTTCAGATTCTCACATCAATGGGAACACATGACCCTATTCAGGGTAACGAAGCTAAGCGACAAAAAATTGTTTGGTTGAATAAACATAATATTCCATACAAACCAAACTTTGTAAGAAGTAAAGAAGAGAAAGCACAGTACGCAACACCAACATCAATTCTTATTGATGACTCTATTGGTTGTATTTCTCCATTTATTCGAGCAGGTGGTCAGGGTATCTTACACGTACATGCTTCTGACACAATCAAGCTACTTGATTCCATCATATTACAATTACGTGCACTAAAAGCGTTGCGACAATGATTGATATTTTCTTAAACACACTTGGATGGATTAAAGATGACTGGAGCAGTAATCGTTTTCGTTTTATTGTTGAGTTGTTGGCTTGGGCTATTAGTATTGGCTGTTCGATCACCATGGCTCTTACTGTTCCCAACCCTCCGCTACTTATTCTCTATCCTATCTGGATCTCTGGTTGTGCTATGTATGCTTGGGCTGCTTATACTCGGAAATCGTTTGGCATGTTGGCTAACTACATGCTTCTGGTGACAATTGACTTTGTTGGTTTGATCAGGATGTTATGATGAAATTAAACACTAAACAAATATTCCCACCTGCACCAGCAGTGATGCCGATCCAATATGTTAAACCGATCTCATATGAGTTTCGTGTTGCTGAGACTGTAGACGAACATGGTAAAGTCATGAAAGTTTCGTTACAGATTCAAATATGGGAACATGACGAGAATGGGTTTGGTACTGTGGCACAAGTTTGGACTGATGTTCCAAGACATAAATTTGATAAACATGGAAGTATGTTACCTACATTTTAATTATGAATATTTTTTATTTGCACCACGACACTAAGATCTGCGCACAGATGCATGTTGATAAACATTGTGTCAAAATGATTCTAGAGTATGCTCAACTACTTTCCACTGCACATCGTTACCTTGATGGTCGAGAAGCAGTAGTCCCAAACGCCAATGGTAGAAAAATGAAACGATGGATTCTTGACGACCATCGCGAATCAGTTCTATATAAAGCCACTCACATTAATCATCCATCGGCAGTATGGGCACGTAAGTCCCTTGAGAATTATCAGTGGCTTTACAACATGTTCCGTGATTTGATTACAGAATACACTTATCGTTACGGTAAAGATCACAAGTGTGCCAATCTATTATCTGAATTGCAGTATCCTCCGAATAATATTCCTAAAAATATTCCATTCTCACAACCTACTCCAGCAATGCCAGATGACTTTAAAGTAGCTGGCGATTCGATCAAGTCTTATCACAATTATTATAATGGTGCCAAGACTAGAATGTTTTCTTGGAAAAATAGACAGGTGCCTTCTTTCATCGCTAAATAGAAATGAAGGAGTTATTATGCCAACATATACATTTAGAAACAAAGATACTGGTGAACAGTTTGATGAGTTCATGGGTATCTCTGCTCGTGAAGAATATCTGAAACAAAATCCCCATCTAGAAACACTTATCACTGGAACTCCAGCAACTATTGATCCAGTTCGACTAGGTATAACTAAATCTGATTCTGGATTTAAGGAGGTTCTGCAAAGAATACATGAGAAAACAGCTGGAAGTCAATTAAACAAAACAACTAGACAACTATAATAAAGGATTGTGAATGGCTCGTAAAGCTCCAATTAAAACAGTTGATAATGAACATATTGAGACAAAAAATCCAAGACCTATTAGTAATTCGTTGAAGATTAGATTAGATGATTTAAAAACATTCGACCCTCTTACTGAAAATCAAAAATTATTTTTTGAAGCGTATAAGCGTGGTGATTATTTTGTAGCACTACATGGTGTAGCTGGAACAGGTAAAACTTTCTGTGCTTTATATAAAGCAATTGAGGAAGTTCTTGATAAGTCAAATCCATTTGATAAGATTATCGTAGTTCGTTCAGCAGTTCAATCTCGTGAGATCGGACATCTTCCTGGAGACGTTAATGAGAAGATGGAAATTTATGAACAGCCATATCGTCAGATTTGCGAAACATTATTTGGACGCAAAGACGCATGGGATAGATTAGAAGAACAACATCATATCTCGTTTATCTCAACATCGTTCATTCGAGGTATGTCTTTCGATAATGCTATCATCATCGTTGATGAGATGCAGAATTTAACATATGAAGAGATCGACACAGTTATGACTCGTGTTGGTCATATGTCAAAGATTATTTGGTGCGGAGACTACCGTCAAACTGATCTAAATAAACGTAAGAGTGATGTTAGTGGAATTTTAAAGTTCTTTGACATCGCACAACATATGCGTGCATTTACCCGTATCGAGTTTACTGTTGATGATATTGTTCGTTCTTCATTAGTGAAGGATTATATTTTAGCTAAACTAAGATACGAAGACTTCGAGGACAATAAGAAATGATAACAGTAGAACAGTTTAGTCACCTGTTTCCTAGAAACACTGACCCACAGGGTTGGGTTGATTCTATGAACGAGGTGTTCCCAACATATGACATTAATACACCACAACGAATAGCTGCCTTTCTTGCGCAGTGTGGTCATGAGTCTGGTGGTTGGACAGTATTTGAAGAAAATCTTAACTATTCAGCTAAAGGTTTGAATAGTATTTTCAAGAAGTATTTTCCTACACTTGAATCAGCATTACCTTATGAGCGTAAGCCAGAAATGATTGCCAATAAGATTTACTGCAATCGTATGGGTAATGGTAGTCCAGAATCTGGAGATGGTTGGAGATTCCGTGGTCGTGGCCCGATTCAATTAACTGGTCGTAGCAATTATACTCAGTTCGCTAAAGATATGTTTGAGAACTGGGAAGAAGTTGTTGAGAATCCAGATTGGGTAACTTACGACAAAGACTTTGCTCTTATGTCCGCCATTTGGTTCTGGAATAAAAATGGTTTGAACAAAGAAGCAGACGCTGGCGATATTAAAACTATGACTCGTAAAATCAATGGTGGATACATTGGTTTGGAGGATAGAATAAAACATTACAATGAAGCAATACATTTACTGACATAATGAAGAATTTTATACATCATGACTTTGCGAAATTAGAACGCATTACTACGCCAGAGGTGAGGTTATATAAAACTCCCTCTGGTAATTCTTATCCATCTGTTACTAGTGTGACAGGATTGCATACTGCTAAAGGTATCGCTGAATGGAGACGACGAGTAGGTGCTGAGGAAGCAAATAGAATTTCAACTAAAGCCAGTGCCAGAGGTACTAGGATTCACCAATACTGCGAAGATTACTTACGAGGTAATGTTTTCGAAGCAGATATGTTTGACCTTGAGATGTTTAACTCTATTAAGTTTTTACTTGATAGTATTGATAACATTCATGCGTTGGAAACTCCATTATATTCTGATCATTTACAAGTAGCTGGAACAGTTGATTGTATCGCAGAGTTTCAGGGTAAACTTTCCGTGATAGATTTTAAGACATCAAGTCGACCAAAAGATCGCGATGATATTTACAATTACTTTATGCAATGCGCAGCATATTCTGTTGCATTTGAAGAACGAACTGGTATTCCTATTGGTAGATTAGTAATTATTATGGCAGTTGATAATGATGATCCAAGATGGTTCATCGAAAAGCGTGATAATTGGATCGGCGGATTTAAGAAATTGCGTTTAGATTACAAAAATCTAAAAGGTATTTGACAAATATTCAAAACTGGAGTAAAATTATGTTATATGTTGATTATAATTTTGAACTAAATGATAATATAATTATATTCGATCCTGACTTAAAGTTGACTACTCAAACTAATGAAAAGCAGTGGGGTAATCTACCAAATAGTTGGAAAGAAGGAGATATGTTTAAACTTATCACAGGTGCTAACGGTAACGTGACTTTGGTTAAAGTTACAACTGATGGTAAGATGTAAAGAATTGTTGTAATCCCTTCAAAACGAAGGCATGTTGGACGTGGGTTCGATTCCCACCTGCTCCACCAAAAGAGATTTATGGAAAACTTAGTTTTATTGTTGTTGATTGTTGTACTACACGTTTATTGGATTTATTCTGTATTGACGTATGATTGGAGCGACTTTGATAATGATCAAGAACAAGCTAAGAAAGATCTTTTTTGATGGGGCAGACCTGGTTTCGACAGCGTGAGATAGTGGAGACGGCAACACGGTAGGCGATGACCGTAAATCAAGCAAATCAAGTAAACGCAAACGATGAAGTTTACGCATTGGCAGCTTAACCGCTGACTAGGGTTTCGGTTGGTTTCCTCGTAACAGAATAACCAACCACTTACATTAAGGAAAATATGAATATCGTACCATTAAAGAATAAAGTTTTAGTAGCTGAGAACGTAAGTGAACGTAAAACTGAATCTGGAATTATCCTAGACGGAGCTAACTCAGTTGCTATGTCTAAAACAGCAACTGTTTTATCTATCGGTCCAGATGTAGTTGACGTTAAAGTCGGAGATGTAATTTATCTAGAATGGCCAAAGGGACAGATGGTAAAGATCGGCGATGCACAGCGAGTTATTATTGAAGATAAGTATATTGTAGCTGTATTAGAAAAGGAGACAGTATGAAATTTTTATTGATATTGGCATTATGTTTTGGTATTACTAGCGTATATGCTGCAGATCCAACGAAAGCTGTTCAGAATGACACTAAATCTAAATCTGTTCAGAAACAAACTGCACCTAAAAAGAATTGCGATATGTTAAAAGATAAGAACTGTAATAAAGCAGCTCCATCTGCCAACAAACCAATTCCTAAAAAGAAAAGTGAAACTAAATAGTTTCATTTCATAAATCCCAAATAAACTATAAAGACTAGCAAAAAGTCAACCTGATAGGGATCGGGGTGAGGTTAAACTCAACCCTTAACTGTAAAGGAGATAATTATGCGAGTATATAAAAATATATTCCTCATAATCTTAATGATGATTACTGTTACAGCAATTGCTGTTAATTATGGTAATCAATATACTAGATTGTTTGATGTTAAATATACAGATTTAACAAAAGACGCAAAGAAACAAGTAGACTGCCTAGCAGAAAATATATACCACGAAGCTGGTTCTGAATCTGAACAAGGTAAGGTAGCTGTGGCTATGGTAACATTAAACAGAGTGCAAGATCCAAGATATCCGAAAGATATTTGCTCTGTGGTAAAACAAAAGGTAAACTATACATGTCAATTCTCATGGTTCTGTTCTGCACCAAAGTTAAATAGAAACAGTGACATGTTTAAAGATTCGATGCAGGTTGCATTGCATGTTTACGCTAATTATGAAAATTTAAAAGATATAACTCATGGTGCTTTATTTTATCATGCTGATTATGTGAATCCTAATTGGAAATTAAACAAGACTACCGTAATTGGAAGACATATATTTTATAAGGAAGGTGGCACAAATAATGATGCAAAAATTAAATCTACAACTAAAGGAAGACCAATCTAAACATTCGTTCTTCTTATTAATGGAAGATATTTCTTTATCTACATGTAAGAATGCAGTTGAGTGGATTTTAGAAGCAAACTTTTCCGAAGAACGACCATCGATGTTGAATCTGATTGTATGTTCTCCAGGTGGAGATTTGAACGCAGCTTTTGCTTTAGTTGATACTATGCGTGGGTCTGCCATTCCAATCAGAACAATTGGTCTTGGTCAAATTGCATCAGCTGGTTTATTAATTTTTATTAGTGGCGATAAGGGACAAAGAATTCTTACTCCAAATACATCGATTTTATCACACCAATATTCATGGGGTGCTTTTGGTAAAGAACATGAATTGTTCGCTACAATTAAAGAGTTCGATTTAACAACTAAGCGTATGATTGCACATTATAAAAAATGCACTGGCATGGCTGAGCAAAATATTCGTGATGTTCTATTACCACCACAGGATGTTTGGTTAAGTGCAACTGAAGCAAAGAAACATGGGTTATGTGATGACGTTAAAGACCTTAAGTAAGTATATTCGTTATTCTGGTATTTGGTTTGGGTTAGTTATTAACCCATTCCATTGGACATTCGTTTGGGAATTTCTACACCCAGATGAGTTAAATCCAAACATGGTAGGTGTTTATATTTCTATCGGTCCAGTTTGGGTTCGTGTTGTTATTGATGATGGTTCATGGTAAGGAGAAACATATGAGTACAAGTAAAGATTTAATGTCGTTTATTATTGGTGGAACTTTGGTGATTATGACTGCCATTGTTTGTATTACATATTACAATATCAAAAAAGACGAAGCTATCAAGTCTAACATAGAATCAGCGATTGTTAAGGGTATTGACCCACTCGCAGTTCGTTGTGCATATGGTTCTCAGAGTAATACTTGTGTTGTGTATGCAGCCGTTCACAGTAGGGACTCTCAGCCTAAAAAATAACCCCAGAAACACCTACAGTTAAGGTTAAAAAATAAGTTTTAGTCTTACCTGTAAAGACTTTAAATACCCCTCTTTTCTGTAGGGGTATTTACATTAATTGAATAATAGGGTATAATGTTATTATAAGTTGATTAATGTAAAGGAGTTGTTATGAGTGATTATACGAATGTTCAAATTGAAGAAATTCTTTCTGATGCAGATATTGCTTCCACTGTTGAATCTACGAAGTATCTGAACGAGCAACTTGGTGGTAAAGATAATTATCCTTGCGGATTTGCTTGGGTTGAGATTTATGGTGTTCGTGCCAACAGCAAACTTGGTAAACTGTTGTCTGCTCGTGGTATGAGAAAAGACGTTTATTCTAAGTGTTTTATTTTCCACAGTAACACCCCAAATGTTCAGAACATGGATGTGAAATACATGGGTGCTCGTGCTGCTGCTGAAGTTTTGCAAAAACATGGCTTCCGTGCCTACGCAACATCAAGAATTGATTAAAATACTCCTTGACATTTAATCAATAATAGGGTATAATTATATTATGATGATTTTTACTGCACCACAGCGTTCCAAAAAACGAAAGCCGACGGCAAAGCAACGGGAGTTGTCTAAATCTTGGGACGAACTGTTAAAGAAGTATCCTACAAAGAATCTTGCTGCAAAGTCAACAGATCTCAGTAGCGTATACTCACTTGGGAAACCTGCTTGTCGTGAGACACCTAAGATTCCAAGTCTTCCATTCACTGCTGGTCCATGCACAAAGCCAGCACCTAAACAATACACGGGAACTAAAGTCAAAGGTATCGGTACGATGCACAAGTCCAACGCTGTTCCCATTTTCAGTGACGAAGAAGCTAAAGATATCGCTAAAATGAGGAGAGGGTGATGGAGTTCTGCGTTAAATGTTTAGAGCATGAAAATGAAGTTGCTAAATTGCGACAAGAGAAATATGTTTTAGAACAAAAAGTACTCAAGCTAGAGAACGAGGTTGATTCTTTGTCTTTAGATCTTGCCTTTTATAATGGTATGATAACTAACACTGGATGTGATGGTAAATAATATGCGAACTGAATATCAACAAATCGTTAATGCGTCAACTTATGGCGACAAACAAGCAATTCAAAAAATTCACTCATCTTTACTTAAAGAAAAGATGAAGCTGGATAAATTCTTCAGTTTATTCCTAGATAAATTCGAACGAAAGATGGATCCTGAAAAACCAAACACACCTGTTTGGCAACTTTATAAAACTAAAACGAGCGAATATGCAGAACTTAATCAATCAATCAGAGCAGCTGAATACTATTTACAAAAACCTTAATATGTTTAAAACAGCAAACGAATTTTCTTTATACATAGAACAGTTAGTCAAGGAAAAGAAACTTTCCTATATGGACGCTGTTCTTGATTATTGTAAAGAAAACTTTCTTGAACCAGAGGACGTAGCGAAACTCATCAACAAATCTTTGAAAGAAAAGATTGCGTTAGATATGCAAGAGCTAAACTACTTACCGAAGACTGCCAAACTAGATGATGTATAATGGATGGATTTAAAGCGTATAAGTATTACATGGCTGTGAAGTTACACTTCACAAAAGATGGGTTTGATGTTTTTAAGAATCGAGGAACTGTTAAGGGAACTAGAGAAGCATTCAATGCAAGAAACGATAAGTATATGTTTGATAAACTTGCAAGAAAGTTTCCAGTAGATAAAGATTTAATTCAGTTCTTTGTTGCAAACTTTGCTTATGGTAATGACGCAGCAGTTTATTCTTATGAAGAAGCTGAAACGAATCTCCTTGAGTGGAATCGTAGAAAACAATCTATTACAAAAATCTTTTCAGATGATTGTAGTAAGATAATTATGGATGCTTACAAGAATAAACACAAAGAAGATGCTATATTTAACTTGACAAATAAATCATATTCAAGTATACTTAAGTTATTCCTTGGTGGTCAGATAAGTTTAGAAACTGTTAGAATTTTAGATGACCTAAACCCTATAGTTGAATCTTGGAAAAATAATACATCGATGGTTTTGTTATGGGAAAATGAACTCCGCAGAATTGAAAAATCTAAAGGGTTTGTTAAATATGATGTTGATAAAGTGTCAAAAGTTTTTAATGATTTTATGCAGGAAGTAAAAGAGTTATAATATGGGCAAGACTTATCAAAAGAATCAGAAACGATTCGATGATGAAACCAGTGGGCGATCTGGTAAACATGCAAAACATGCTAATGGTAAAAAAACCAGCGGTATGAAAACGCTAAATAGTTATGTTGAACAAGATTATGAAGATCCTTTCGAGGATGACTTTGAAATTAGTGATGAGATATTCATACAACATACAAAATCTTAATACATTTTTATATAAGGAAATACGATGGACATTCAAACACTTCGCAAGATGCGCAATTCTGACTTCGGCAAAATCGCTGGAGAATTCGAGAAAATCGCAAATCCCCAAACTGAATCAAAGAGCTACGGCGACGATCGCTTCTGGAAACTAGAAGGTGATAAAGCTGGTAACGGCACAGCCACAATTCGTTTTCTACCACGTGTAGAAGGTGATGAGTTGCCATGGGTTCGTATCTTCAGTCATGGCTTTCAGGGTCCGACTGGTAAATGGTATATTGAGAATTCTTTGACCACTCTAGGCGAGAACGATCCAGTTGGCGAATTGAATACCAAGTTGTGGAACTCTGGTTCTGAAGCAAATAAAGAAATCGCTCGTAAACAAAAGCGTAAGCTAAGTTTTATTGCGAACGTGCTTATTGTTTCTGATCCTAAGCATCCAGAAAACGAAGGTAAAGTATTCTTGTTTAAGTTCGGCAAGAAAATCTTTGATAAGATTATGGACAAAGCTCGTCCTACTTTCGAAGATGAAAAACCAGTTAACGTGTTCGACTTCTGGGAAGGTGCCAACTTTAAACTTCGTATGCGTAAGAAAGATGGTTTCACTAACTATGATGAATCTTCTTTCAGCGATCCAGTTTCTATTTCTGATGACGAAGAAGAAATCCTACGTATCGCTAATGCGCAATTCAAACTTTCTGAATTCACAGATCGTAAGAACTTCAAATCTTATGATGAGTTGAAGCAGAAACTTGAGCAAGTTTTATCTGGTGATTCTTTCAGTGCAGTTCGTGCAGAGAATCTAGATGATGAGATGGAAAGAGCTGAAGTTAAGGCTGCTCCGCAACCAACTTCTAAACCTGCTCCTGCTCCAGCAGCAAGTAAATCTCCTGTCGTTGATGACGACGAAGCCGTTATGTCTTATTTCGAGAAGATTGCTCGAGAAGATTAAACTTTTCTCTACTAAAAAATTAAGCCACCGAAAGGTGGCTTTTTCATTATGCGTATCTACTTCGCAGATACCTATTCATAGTTTGGTCTTGGTTTCTAACTGGTAATTTAACTACTTGATTGCTTGTGTTTTTAACATTCGTTGTTGGTGCTACAACAGCAGTAGTATTACCACCAGAAGGTTGTTGCATAGCAGATTGAGCATTTTCTGCTGATCTCTGTTCTACGCTTGTAGCTGCTGTCGGTTCTGGTGCTGCTGGAACTGGAGCTGGCTTTTTATCCATACGGAATGGATAAAACTCTGGTATTGTTACTTCTTTGTTTATTACTGGAATCTTAAATTTAATTTCAGGAATACCAATACTACCAAACAGTGAGTCGAGACTTTCTCTTAATGATTGATAAACCTTCTTCAATGTGTCTTTATTAATAAGACCAAAGGTCAAAAAGTCTAAGAAACCACCAAGACCAGCAATTAATGCTTCTCCGATATCACCAGATTCAGAAAACTCTTTGAATCCATCCATAATACCATTCACAACACCACCGATAATTGCCAGTGGAGCAAATACTTTAGTGATTACCTTTAACATCATAGCTGGGCTGAATAAACTTCCAATCGCAGACATAAATCCGCTAGAGAAGATACCCATAATTCCATCAAGCAATCCACCAGACTTACCTTCTGATGGTGCAGCTTCTACCTTAGGTTTATTACCACCAGTGTTTGCTACTAATTGTTTTAATAAATCAGTTTGTTCACCCTGAGCTCTTGCTGCTTCCATCTCTTCTTCAGATGTATTATCATCATCTGTTAATCTAGCCTTAACATCATACTTCGCGTATTCAGAAGAAAGTTTTTCTCTATTGCTTAATAGTTTCTTACCTTCTGCAGTTTTAGCGATTTGATTTTCACTCAAACCCATTTTCTTATAAGCATCAATCTTAGCTTCGTTAGACTTGATTGCCTTAGAAGCTGCCTGTTGTTTAGCGAAATCAGCAGAGATATCTGCGTTTGATCTTGTATCACCGAGCATTTTTTGCTCTTTGACATAATCCATTTTAGCCAAAGACTTATTGAATATACCACCGACATTGGTAGCTGATAATGCAGTTCTCTTTAATGCACCAAAAGAACCATACTTATTCATAAAATTACTTTTAGCGTCACCTATCTTTTCAGATATAGATTTAAAAGTTGTAACATTACCAGCCATCGCTGCTATAATTTTAGCATCTTCTTTGACTTTCTTTTTAACTTCTTCAGCCAACTTATGAATGTTTTTATTTGTTTCTTCAGTCTGTTTTAATTGTTTCTCTTCAAGTTCTGATTGTCTTTTTAATTCAACCTGTTCTTTAGTAGATTCAATAAGATCTTTCTGACTATTCAATTGCTCATGGTTTATTTCCCTAATGTTTCTTAGGACTTGTCCATTAACATCAGCATGGATAGTTTGTGCGATCGATTGATCCAACAATCCACGTTGTAGTTCTAATAGTCTACCAAACTGAGTTGGCGAAGCTGTTATTACTGTCATCTGTTTCTACTCTCTAGTCTTTGTTTTTCTTCTTCTAGGTATTTGACCAGCAGTGCTACATATATTTCTTTTTCAAACGGTATTAGGTTCTCAATTTCCGTTAACGAGTATTTGTGGTATTGCATCAAAGCAAAATTCATTTTATAATAGTTACTCAGACTCTCATGACAAAGATTAATTAGAAAAAACTCGATAAACCTTCTAACACTGTATGATTATGTGCTCCACATACTGGGCAATTAAAATCTACCTCATGTTTTATCTTCGGCATTGATTCGAAGAATGCCTGAACTTTTTTAAACTGATCAGACGTCAAATTATTAACAAACTCTTCAAGTTCTTCTTTTGATTGTTCTTTGGCATAGTAAACTTGGCTGCCATCGTAAATGTAATCGATAGAACTTGTGATAATTTTGAAAACGGCATCAACATCATCTCCGTTAGTCTTTTCGATTAACTGGATCATGTCTACTGATGGATACTTCATCATAACACCTACATCATCAAACAAATCTATCTTTTTATTATGCCCTTCTTTAAATTCCACCTTTAAGGATGTTAAATCGATACCGATTTTAACTTTAGCCTTCTCGTCATCGCAATGTGCACAAGGAAATATTAAAGAGATATCTTCACCAACTGACTTTGCTCTAATTTGCGTGAAGATGTATTCCAAATCAAATGTTGCTAATTCATTAACATCGATCGAATCTTTGATGCATGAATCTAAAATTTCTTTTAAGGTATTTACCATTACCTGAGCATCATCAGATTGTTGAGCAATCAATAATGCTTTTTCTTCCTTAACAAGGAATGGTCTAAACTTAACAACCTTTTTACTAGAAGGAATCTCTAGTGAATAGGTCGGAGTTGCGTTCATCGGTAATGCCATAATTATTCTCCTTTAGTCATATTCTTTATTAGCTTATTCAACTCAGCTGTGCTACCGACAAAGATAGCATTATTATTTGTCACCTTAGCCTGTTCAGCTTTATTCGGTGCGTCAAGTTTTTGCTTTTGTTGATGTAAATCCATAAGCTGTTGGTTTACATCTGCAAGTTGTTTCATTAAGTTACCAACAACCTCAAAGGCTCTCGGATGTTCAGATTGTTTAGCAACTTCAAGTGCCTGAATCAATGCTTCTTGTCCCTTAGTTAAAAGTTCACGAAGGTTTGCTCGAGCAACATCATAATCGTCTTCAATTTTTTGTTCTGGTTTCTGGATAATTTCTCCAGTTTCAGAATCAATAACTTCTACTTCTGTAGTTTTAGTTATTGATGGCACGTCAAAAACTTCTGATAATCTATCATTCATATTTGTTTAATCATTTCTAGTGTTTCTAGTTGGGGGATCTCCTGGATCCAACTCAGGAACAACTGGTTTAGGTGTTGGTCTTGGGATTGTTGGAGTTGTAGGAACCGTAGAACTATTTATTGGCGCAACAGCAGTTGGTGCAGTCACACCAGCTTTATCGTTTAGTTTTTCCTGTGTTCTACCATAAGCTGCGATACCTAGGATAGCACCCATAGCCATATGGAATAAGCCAGCACCCTGTAGAGTTATAGGTGACCATTGAGTTCTAACTTCTCCACCACCAATCATTTGAACGATTGACCAAAGAACTGGGAAAAGAACGAAGTCGGCGGTACATACAACCATATACATCCAACCCATCATTGGACGCCATTTACTATTCATCCAATCTTCGTTTTTCTTTGCGCTTTCGCTTTTTTCTTCTTGAGGTGCCATCTCGTTATTCCTTAAAAGAATGATAATTTATCTGTTATACCAGTTGAGTAGTTTTGAACTTCTGGTAGTTGGTTTGCGTTACTTTGAAAACCAGAATTGTTTCCGAAGTAATCACCAATCTCTCTATTATTAATTGTTGGTAGTTTAAATACAGAATCCCATGCTCCTGGTTCAGCTTTAGTGCTTGGAGCAATTTTATAATATGTCCAGTTTCTATAATTCATTGAAACCTGTAATTTCATAACTTCTTTGTTATCATATCCCAACTGAATAGGCGATAGTCCCTTAGGATATGCCTCATGCAAAATAACAAGATATCTAGAATCATCTCTAGCGTCTTCAACCTGAATATACATTTCTGTTATATAATTTTTATAATATTCAAATTTTCTTGTTACTGGATTTTGTATAGAATTTATCCAAGCATCAAAGTATTCTTTAACGTCCATATTTTGGTCGACATAGAATGTTAAATTGATGTTGTCGTAAATTCTATCATACGGTGCTTCTCTAACTTCGCCGAATGTTCTGTTTTGCGCAGTTACTATGTTTAGTCCAGGGATTTGAATATCAGAACAGAACAATAAAATCTTTCTTACATCTGCCTTTTGTTTACCCTGAATTGATGTTGGCGTTTGCATTAAAACGCTGTAGCGAGAAGTCTTCATTAAACCACCAGTTTTTACGTTGGCGATGAAGTCTTTTAGTTTGGTTGATTTAGCCATTTTAGTTTATTTTTCTTCTTGAGTCTAACCATACTTCAGTCTTGGTCGCACCAACGAATCTTTCAACTGGTAACATCATAGCAGTCGCCCAATCTTGAGAGAACACCTGTCTCATTGGAGATCTAAGGTGAGCAGTCAAATAATGTTTAACACATGGAGCTGCTGGTGCGTATCTTGCTACTCCATCAATCAATGCCCATGAATATCTTAGTCTGGTCGTTTCATCCATTTTAGAATTGGACTTAAATGCCATTAACTTATCTAACAGTTTAACACGCATCTGGTATGGAAGATAATGCATGTTTAGCCCAAGAAAACCACCTTCAACTTTTCTAAATGGAAACACCAAAGGAAATCTATCATAGTATGGTAGGGTTGCCTTTAGTTTCGGGTCATATAAGAACATATACAAGTTTCCAGGAACCACGTTAGTTCTTAAAGCAGAAGCGTCTCCCTTTAAAACTTTCTGTGGTGTGATCTGCTGCTTAGACATAAGCAGAACCTGTTGTTCGAACCACGACTTGGACTTTCTAGCAGCTGTTAGAAGGTCGTACTGATTGCGTTCGAAAACGTCTTGTAGGGTGGATGGGTTTTTAGCCATTTAATTATTTAGGTGTTGCAAGACCGAGTTCATACTCAGTTATGATTTTAAATTCCCAACCCCTATCCTTTGCATACTCACTAGCTGCCTTCCACTTAGCCTGATTTTTGATAAAAGTCATTGATTCTGTAAGGTAGCGTTGAGTCTGGCGTCCAGGATAGACTGGCGGAACTGTTTGTTTATGTGGTTTCACTTCTATCAGATAAGTCTTAATTAGACCATCTTTTTGTCTAATTTGTATCTGAAAGTCTATAAAGTATCTATGTAATCTATCGTCAGTGGGGCATCTATAAGGGACTACTGTTTCTTCAGATTTCCACTTCAATACAGCTGGGTTTCTATCGCACCAGTTGGCGAACTTAGTCTCCCAAGAACTTCTCATTATAATGTTCGTTGGATCACCAGAATACTTCTCTGGAAACATAGGTTTGTATAATCTTTTGTGAAACATGCCTAAATAAATAATAGAATAACACTCTTACTTATTTAGGTAAATCAATGGCAAACAAAGCTACTCCGTCTATACCAAAACCGAACCCTCCAAGAGCTCCATTATATAAGAGTAGAGATACAGACAAGTTTTCGGCAGAGAAGTATAACATAAAAAACTACTCATATCCAGAAGACATTATGAGTGATGTCTATGGTAAAAACTACGCTATTTTCTACATTAATGTAGCCATAGACTCAAAATTGTTTAATGATAAAACAGTTGAGACTGTTGAGGATTATGCTCCAAGAGATCGTGGTCAATTGATCGCTATTAACACGAATCTATACAGTAATCCAACAAGTGCTGGTGCTAAAGCTGGTATGGTTGGATTAAATGCTACTGGCGCAGCTATTCAGGGTGGTCTTATCGGCGGTTTGTTTGCTGGTAAAAAGGGTGCAGCTATCGGTGCGGCAGCAAACGCAGCTCCTGATGCTTTAATGATTGGCGCAGCTGCAACTCAAGCAGCTTCAGTCACTCGTGCTCAGAAAAGATTAAAAACAGCAATTGCTTTACATATACCTAACCAATTAGCAGTTCGTTACTCAACCAACTGGGGTGATGAAGACACCTTTGGTTATCAGGCAGCAGCTTCTGGAGCTGAAGCAATCACTAAAGCAATTCAGGGTGGTGGTGCTAAAAACCTTGGTAATGATGCAGCATCTATCGTTGGAGCTATTGGTCTTAAGAGTGATAAACAAGGTGCAGCTGCATCAGCTTCTTTAGGGTTGGCAGCTAACCCAAAGAAAGAACAAATCTTTAAGGGTGTTGATTATAGAACATTCCAATTTGATTATCAATTTTTCCCAAGAAGCCCAGAAGAAGCTCAAAATGTATTGAACATTATTCAAGAGTTTAAGTATCACATGCATCCAGAATTTAAAGATACTAATAACTTTTTGTATATCTATCCTTCTGAGTTTGATATTTTCTACTATCAAAACGGCGAAGAAAACTTAAACATCCATCGTCATACATCATGCGTGTTAAAAGAATTGAACATTAATTATACACCTAATGGTATGTTTACTACATTTGATAATGGTATGCCAACTCAAATTAATATTCAAATGACATTCGTCGAGTTGGGTTTAATGGACAAAGATAAAATCAAGAACGGACTATAATGTATTTCGAAGAATTTCCTAATTTCTTATACGACTTCGATGTAAACGATAAGCGTAAAGCCATATTGATGACTGACATTACAAGAAATGTCAGATTCCGTAGAGACATATTATCTAACATAACTGTTTATGATGAGTATGATATAATTGATGGTGAGACTCCAGAACTTATTGCTGAGAAGTTTTACGGCGACGCTCAATATCATTGGGTTGTTATGTTAGCAAATAACAGATTTGATTATATCAATGATTTTCCATTAGACTATCCAAGACTTGTTGCGTATATGGAAGATAAGTATGGCGATTCGTTAGATGATGTTCGCTATTATGTCGATGCTAATGGTAATATCGTTCACCAGACAGCAGTTGGAGCAGCTCCAGTTTCAAACAGAGAGTATGAAGAAAGACTCAACGAATCTAAACGCAGAATTAAAATTATTTCTAGAGATCTTCTCGCGACAGTATTAAATAATTATAAAGAATTTATGTAATGCAGACATCACAAAATCTAAGATTCGCTGGTGATGTTGAGATTGAACAGGTTAGAGTAGTTACTTCTACTGGGTTTTATCAAGACATCACAAATCAGATTATCGGTATTCAAATCTTTGAAGATTTGTTATCACCATTCATCACAGGTACACTGATTCTTAAAGACACATTAGATTTAATCAATGTTATGCCATTCGTTGGCGAAGAATACTTAGATTTAAAGATTAGCACACCTACTCTTAAAACTGGAAATATATCTGGTAAATTTTACATATTCAAAATGACTGACCGAGATATGGTTGGTGATCGATCTGTAGTTTACCAATTACATTTTACATCTCAAGATGCTTTATTAGATTTAAATAAAGCCATTAGTAAAACATTCTCTGGTAAAGTTTCTGATGTGGCGAAAACATTATTGACTGATAAAGTCAATGGTATGCAGGTTACAAAGAAATATAATATTGAAGAAACAGATAACTCTACAAAGTATACTTCTAATTTCTGGTCTCCATTAAGAAACATTTTATACCTAACTGAAAACGCATTGAGTAAATCTAAAGCTCCAGATTATGTGTTTTTTGAAAATAGAGATGGGTATAACTTCACTTCTTTATCTTCATTATATAAGCAACTTCCACTTCAGAATTTTATATTCGATAATTATAATAGAGATGATAGAGCTGGTGGCGGTAGCATTAAAAACTTGAACGAAGATTACAAACGAATCCAATCTATAACTATCCCAGAGGGGTTTGACTATATCGATAGAATAACCAGTGGTATGTATGGTTCTAGATTATATACACATGATATAACTTCTAAAAAAGTTACAAGTAAAAACTTTGATATGCTTGCTAACTTTAAAACCAAAACTCACTTAAACACATACCCAGCTGCTTCGAGTAAGGTTGTTTATCGTTATGGCGCAAAGGTTATTACTGAACCTAAGTATTATAATAATTTTAGTAACTTTGGTAATGCAACAAATACGGAATTCATTCAAGAGCGTCTATCTCTGATGAAACAGGCTGAGTCAACTAAAATAGAAATCGTTGTTCCTGGTAGAATGGATTATACCGTCGGAAGAACTGTTTCAGTGAAACTGAATAAAATACAACCAATAGCTAAAAACGACAGAGATACATTAGACAATGTGTTCTCTGGTAATTACTTAATCTCTGCGATCAATCATTTTATTACCAGAGAAAAGCATGAGTGCACTTTAGAGTTGATTAAAGATTCGTTATTAATAAATCTTGATGGGAAGAAATAATGCAGTTATACACTGGTGTAGTCGAAAATCGTAACGATCCATTAAAACTTGGCAGATGTCAGGTTCGCGTAGTTGGTCTTCATACAGACAATAAAACTTTACTGCCGACTGAAGATTTACCATGGGCTTATCCAATGCAGCCAGTAACATCTGCAGCTGTTAGTGGTTTAGGTCACTCTCCGACAGGTCCAGTTCCTGGAAGTTGGGTTGTTATTATGTTCAGAGATGAGGATCTTCAACAACCAGTTATGTTGGGAACTATCGGTGGTATCCCGCAAACAAAATCTGGCGAACGAGCGATTGAAGATTCTTCTGATGAGATCATTCCTCAAGAAGGTATCTTAACAGATTCTTCTGGTAATCCAGTTTTAGATAGTGATGGTAATCCAATCACAACTGGAACTAATCAGGCTAATAACTCTGCGCCAAATACACCATCAACACCAGTCGCACCAGTAGTTACCCCAACAGAAATTCCAACTAATCCACCACCTAAGTCTGGTGCTGGTTCTAATGCATCAGCAGGTATCAAAGCGTTAATTGCTGCCTGTGATAAAGTTGGATTAACAACGAAGTACGCTAAGTGTGCATTGTTGGGTATTGCTGGTGGTGAATCTAAGTGGGTTCCGCAAAAAGAAGCACATAACTACAACCCAACAAGATTAAAACAAATTTTTCCAAATGCTACTCAACAAATTTTAGATGAGTATTCTTACGCAGTTAAGAAGGGATTATCAAAAGAAGACTTCTTCTCATTCTTCTATGGTCCAACTTATCGTGGTAAAAATTTCTTAGGTAATAAAACTGACCAAGATGGTGGTAAGTATTATGGTCGTGGGTTCATTCAGTTGACTGGTCGTGGAAACTACGAGCGTTATCAAAAACTTGGTACTGCTGCTGGTTTGAATATTGACATTGTCGGAAATCCAGATTCGCTTGATGCAGACTTAGACACATCAGCTTTAATCGCTGCTCTTTATATTAAAGACAGAGTTAAAGGTTGGGAAAAGTTAATGTATGAGCCAGGATTTTTCCAGGCTGCTAAAAATGCGGTTGGTGTTAATAGCCCAGATATCGCATTGGCTAAACAACAGTACTATGAATATTTCTTAGGTTCTTCAACAGATCCAGTATCTACAAATAAAAACGCAACAGCGACAGAACCTAACTTATCTCCAGAAGAGATCGCAAAACAACCTCTAGATAAACAAGAAGCATACAAAGAAGATCGTTCTGGTAACGCTACACAATTTGGATTCACAGATCCAACTGGTAAGTACCCATTGCGTGACCATATGAACGAAGCCGATACTAATAGACTAGCACGTGGTATCATTGACGGAACATGCTTTAAGTTTAAAGACGCAACAAGAAAACAAGATATCCCAGTTGCTGGTGGAAAAACATGGTCACAACCATTATCACCATACAACGCAGTATATCCATATAACAAAGTATTTGAATCTGAGTCTGGCCACATTATGGAGTTTGATGATTCTCCAGATGGCGAGCGTATTCACTTATATCATCGTAAGGGAACATATCTAGAGATAGATCCTAATGGTTCTCAGTTAAACTTTATCGTTGGTGATGGTTATCAAATTGTTTTACGAAACAATAACATTTATGTTGTTGGAACTGCAAACTTAACTGTCGGTGGAAATATCAATATTCTTTGTCAGGGTGATGCTAAGATTGAGGTTGAAGGACGAAGTAACATTGCACTAAAAGGTGATGCTGAGTTAGGTGTTGCTGGTAATCTAGACATGACTGTCGGTGGTGATTACAAACTTAAAGTTGATGGTGACTACAACATTGAAACAACAAACTTAACTACAAAGACTTCTGGTTATCAGATACATGACTCTTCTGCTGATTGGTCAGTTAAATCTGCAGGTAATGTTATGGTTAACGCAGGTGGAAACTTTAATGCTGACTACGCTGAGATGCAGTTCGCCAATGGTCAGGCAGAAGTTAATGATGCTCCGACAACTGGATTATCTGCTCCAGAATTGATTAACGCAGTTGTTCCTGAATTTAAAAACTTGGAACCACCAGAGCGTTCTTTCGATGAAGTCGCTAAGTTTGAAACTCCAGATGAGTGGGAAACTCCAGCTGGTAAATTAGAAAAAGAAAAGCAGTACGATACTCCAGCATATAAAGCTCCAGAAAATAAAAACGGAGAAGCTCAAGAAGCTGTTGTTCCTCCACCGAATAAGGTTGAAGGTAAGAAGATTGATACTGCTCCGTTCTATAATACGACAGATTTCTCTCCATCATACAAGTTATCAAAGAACTTCACTGTCGGACATTTAGTTGAACCATCAGTAATTCTGCGCGATGCAAGTATTATGGGTAAACTTTACACCAAACAAGATTTAATTGCAAACTTGGCTGCAATGTCAGAAAATATCTGCGAACCATTATACGAATTACTTGGACCAACTAGCGGAAAATTTGCTGCTCAGTCTCCACGTGGCGCATGGTGCATTAACTCTGGTTTAAGAAATGGTACTAATAATTCTGACCACAATAAAGGTAGAGCGATTGACCTTAGATATAATCCTAAGCGTTCGTTCGAAGATATGTGGAAGTTGGCTGTTCAGTTAGAAAAGATTTTACCATATAATCAAATTATTTTAGAGTACAGAAAACCAGGTGCCAACTATAATCCAGGTCCAGGTTGGATGAACTGGATTCATATTTCGTATTCTACTGAAGGTAACTTGAAACAAGCATTCACTATGATTGATGATAAGTCAGTTGATTCTTCTGGAAATATTAAACCAGGAAGTCGTGGTCTATTCTTGTTCGGATCAAGTTAATGTTTACACCTACAGAAAGAAATCTTGGGACAGTTAACGAAGAAGTAAATTTTTCGTTTTCTGTTACCTATGAAGTTACCGACGAAATGACTATGGAAACTATATCACATCCAGTTATAATTACAGCTGAAGAGAGTGTTGATACAGTTTTAGTTTCTGGTAATACTATCTCTGGTTATTACACAGATAGCTTTAATAATAACATACAATATTTGAATCAGGGTAAACAACTTGTAACAACAGATAAGTTTGGTAAGGTTGTTAATCTATATGAGATGGTTAAGTATGGTGCCGACAGATCAAGAACTAAAATCTTTAACTATACAGCAAACGCTATGGATGAAGACACTGTTGTAGACTCTCAGGTTTACACAATAACAGTTCAAAATGATTGGACACCTGGAAAAAATACTCTACAAGCATACGTGAGGTCGACAGATGCCAGCAGTAGTTAGACTTGGAGATACGTCAACTGGACATGGTTGTTTCCCACCAACAAATTTGGTGACTACAGCTGCGACCAAAAGTTATATCAATGGTATTTTAGTAGGTCTTCAAGACGAAGCCAGCCAATTTTCTGCCCATGCCTGTGGTAATACCACCCACCAGCAGGTTACCAGATACATTAGTAGCGGTTCTTCGAAGTCTTTTATAGAAGGTAAACCAGTAGCAAGGATTGGCGATGATATTTCCTGTGGGGACGCATGTGCCCAAGGTTCTCACAATTCCTTTCTACAATAAAGCTAAATAATAAAATGGCACGTAATACAAGAATATTCTCTGATTTAGACCTCAATTTCACTGCTCACCCAGTGACTAAGGACATTACTCGTAGATATGACGAGAATGCGATTAAGACCAGTCTAAAAAACCTAATTTTAACATCAAACTATGAGAGACCATTTCATAGTGAAATTGGTTCTCCAATAAAGCGTTTATTGTTCGAGCCAGCTACACCTATGCTAGAGAACTTGATTCAACGAGCAATAGTTGATGTTGTGACTAACTTCGAACCACGTGTTCAGTTAATAGATGTTAATGTTCAGTTAAGTCCAGATACAAATTCACTGTATGTGACAATAGAATTTAAAATAGTTAATACCGAGAGTCCTTTAACTCTTGACCTAGTATTAGAGAGAACCCGATAATGGCAAATAAAAAGATCAATGTAACCGAATTAGATTTTGATAAAATCAAGGCTAATCTAAAGACGTTTTTACAAGGACAAACAGAATTTCAAGATTACGATTTTGAGGGATCTGGTTTATCTATTTTGTTAGATGTGTTAGCATATAATACACACTACAATGCTCTTTATAATAACCTAACAATAAATGAGATGTTCCTTGACTCTGCCAGCAAAAGAAACAGTGTAGTTTCTCTGGCTAAGATGCTTGGTTATGTTCCAAGATCGGCTAAGTGTTCAGAAGCGTCTCTACGCATAACTGTAAATAATGGGGTTTTAGGACCAAGCAGTTTAACACTACCAGCATATTCTACATTCAACACTATCGTTGATGGAACTTCTTATACGTTCCACACTACAGAATCTTATACTATTTCTGGTTCTGGAACATCATACACATTCGATAATGTTAAAGTAGTTGAGGGAACACCACTATCATTTAAGTATACAGTTGCTTCTGGTGCAAGATACGTAATTCCTAACGCTGATGTTGATTTGACAACATTACGTGTTAAAGTTCAAGAATCTGCGTCTTCATCTATATATGAAACATACATTAGTTCTTCTTCTATAACTACAGCTGATAAAGATACTAAAGTATATTTCGTTAAAGAAATCGACGATGGTCTTTACGAATTAACATTCGGTGATGGGATTATCGGTAGACAATTATCAAATGGTAATGTTATCCACATCGATTATTTCACATCAAGTTTAGATGCGCCAAATGGTGCACGTTTGTTTACGTACACTGGTCCAACTCTATTAAGCAATTCAACTGTTAATATCACATGCTTGAGTATTGCTCAGAGTGGTTCTTCCGCTGAAGATATTGAAAGTATCAGATTTAACGCACCAAGAACTTATGCTGCCCAAAACCGAGCAGTAACTCCAGAAGATTATAAGGCGATTATCTACTCAGCTATGCCAGAAGCTAAAGCAGTTTCTGTTTGGGGTGGCGAAGATAATAATCCACCTGTTTATGGTAAAATTTTCGTGTGTATTAAGCCACGCGATGCAAGCAAATTGACTCAGTTACAAAAAGCCAATTTAAACTCAACAATATTGGCAAATAAAAACGTAGTTTCTGTTATACCAGAAATCGTAGATCCTGAGTTTATCAATATCTCTTTGGATGTTAAAGTATATTTCAACGAAAGAGAAACTACGAGAACTGCTGCTGAGATTGAAACTATCGTAACAAATACAATATTTGATTATGATGATTCAGACCTACAGAACTTTGATGGTGTATTCAGATTCTCTAAACTATCTCGCTTAATTGACGAGTGTGAGCAGGGCATCCTAAATAATATTACAACAGTAACTATCAGAAGAAAATTACAACCAAGATATAACGTCTCAGCCCAGTATCTATTGAACATTATTAACCCAATTTATACTGCGGGTTTACCAGAGGGTGCTGTTACTACAACTGGATTCTATATTGCTGGATCTGACGATATACATTATATCGATGACGATGGTGTTGGTAACCTTCGTTTATTTAAGTATGGAACTAATGCCACAAAGATTATTGTTGATGAATCTATTGGATTTGTTTACTACGATAAAGGTATTTTAGATATTAGAAATTTACATATTGTTGCTTTGGCTGACATTGATTTTGAAGTATCTATCAAACCAAGTTCTAATGATGTTGTTTCAGCATTAACTCAAATTGCGCAAATCGCAAGAGATCACTTAACAGTGACAGCGATTGCAGATAAGTCAGCTAATGGTGATTTACGTGGTGGTTACAATTACACATTCTCTCCAAGTAGAACATGATAACTAGACCAAGAATTTCTTCACTTGTAGCGAGTCAGTTACCTGAGTTCGTTAGAGAAGATCATCAGACGTTCGTCCAATTTTTAAAAGCGTATTATGATTATCTGGACGGAGAAACTCCAGATATCAAAACACTAAGAGATTTAGATACAACTCTAGAATCTTTTATTAAACATTTTAAAAATGAGTTGGCAGTAAATCTACCAACCACTGTTGTTTCTGAAAGATTTTTATTACAACACATTAAAGAACATTACTTAGCCAAGGGTTCAGAAGAATCATTTAAGCTGCTGTTCAGATTGTTATTTAATAAAGATGTTACTGTTGAGTATCCATCTAAACAGATGCTCCGTGCTTCTGATGGTAAGTGGAATCAAGACGTTTCTATTATATGTAAAGTTTTAACTGGCCACCCAGACGAGGTTGTTGGTAAACTAATTGACGTAATCACACCAAACAGAATCATTCGTGTTTTAATTGACAGACGTCAATATGTTGAAATTGAAGTTGAGCGTGTAGTTGAAATCGCTCCAGATATCTATGAGTTTTATATTGACCGTAGATTCTTCGGTGACATTTCTATCGGCGACAGACTTCGTTATCAAACAGATGACATTTATTTCACTGCAGAAATATTAGCGACAACAGCAAAATTAGATATATTGCAGGCTGGAACTGGATTTAGAGTTGGACAACTATATCCTATCAGAAATGGTAGAGGATATGGTTCTATTATGAAAGTCACTAAGGCTAGTTCTGAGGGTGGTATATTATCAGCTGAGTTTATTAAGTTCGGAACTGGTTATTCTACAGATTTCACATCAACAATTTATGCTGACTTGGGACAATCGTCAACAGGTACTGGTGGAACTACATTACAAGTCATTGGTGGTAATATTTCTATTAGTGAAACCACTGATGGTTTTTCTGAATCAGGAACATTAAACAGAGCAGACTACGCTTTAACTGCTATTGATGGAACATATGCTGGTGAAGTTTTAAGAGAATTCGGTAATCAAGAAGCAGCTATTGAAAGTCCATTTGAACCAGCAGTAATTAAAGTTTCTCTTGGACCTCTTGGTAAATATCCAGGTTATTACATCAATAATGATGGTTTCTTGAATGACGCTATTTTTATTCAAGATAGTCGTTACTATCAGGCATTCTCATATGTACTTAAGATTGACGAGC